AGTGTGCACCCGAAAGCGAGGAGCGGGAAATCGCAATCAGGAAGCTGGAAGAAGCCGTGATGTGGGTTAATGCCGCCATCGCTAGAAACGAATAGAAACTTCATCGGATTTCAAAGCCGCTATGCTAGACCAACCTCCTGTCCCATGGCATTTGATCGGAGAGCTTTTCGCCTCAGGAACATCAGTTGAAGAATTGGCGGTGCGCTTTGATCTGCCTCAAAAAGCGATCCAACGCCGACTCGACGTCGCGCTCTCGTCCTCGGGTTACGTCCGTTCCAACGCTGAAATCTCCCTGTGCTCGAAGAAAGTTAAAGCCGATTTGGTATCGGCACTCGTTCGCTTCGCTTCCCAGCTGTCCGATAAACACGAGGACCTTGAGGACAAGGATCTGCTTCGCCTAGAGCGTTTGACCAATATCGCGGCGAAGCTTTTCACCTGGCCAATGGCAAAAGCCATCGATCTGTCCATTCAACCGTTGTCGCCACAGAGTCAGGCGATCAACCTCGACCTGATCAAGCGTCCACCAGACTCACTTTCCGATGCCGCTTAAATGGCATTTTTTTACGGTGTTTCCGTTGAATCGTCCTTCATTATCCGAGCGAGAGTGCTGCCGTCCTGACAAATTCCTTTAAGCGGAGCGTCGTCGAACTTGCCGATGATGCGGGCGTTGATCCTCATGATCCCGTCTTTGCCGCGTATTTTTTCCAGCATTAGCGCTATCCTTGCGGTAAACATCCTCCACATCCGCTGCTCCCTTGTCCTAGGATTTCTGGCTCCCCTGACAAAATGATTAAGCACCAATTCATGAATCTGGTTGTACGTTCGCTTCGGCAAAATGGTTTGCAGATATTCCACGCATAACCAAGCGGCAGCCGCCTCGAGCTCTCGCTGTTCCTTGGACTTTTTCTTTCGCCTCGGGTTCACTGGAGTCCGGTCTCTTTCTGGAATCGCTGGACCAGACTCTTGACAAAGTCGCCGTTTGGCGATGAAAGGATCTGACCCGGTTGAGAAATGTCGCCACCGGTATCGCGTACCTCGGGTTGGACACCTCGGAGCTTGGCCACTTGGCCTTTAAGCTCCTCTATTTGCCCGTAGGCGGTTCGAAGTAGTTGCTGATAGGCGATGGCGGCCGGAGCGAGAATCGCCGCCTGAGCGACCATTTCACGCGGCACGTTGCCATCGTAGAGCCTCCGCGCGACGGTCTTGAGAGCATCAGCACTCTTATTCCATGCATCGTTTCCTTCAATCCGGTTGTACACCTCAAGCTTAGGAACGGCGAGCGCGAGCTGGTCCTCGAACACCTGAGCGCTCTCCCGAAGAAATTTCGCTCTGGCCGATTCCTGAGCGGCCTGCTGTTCTTTGAGATATTCAGTAAGAGTTTCCCGGCCGCGGGTAGTCATCCGATCCCGTTCCTCAGCAACCTGATCCCATCTGGACAGTAGATCGGCAATCTGCTGTCTGCGAAACGCGCTCATCTGCCGGTTCTCGAGAATGTTCTCGCGAGTGTTGAGATTGCCGCGCAAGATCGCGTCGGCTTCTGGCGGCGTAATTCCAGTACCGTCCAAAACCTTGCCTAAACGTGCTTTAAGCAGTTCCTCTTGATCAATCACCTTGGACTTGAACAACGGCGAGCGCTCGACAGCTACACGTTCCACGATGCCCTGGGCGTCCATGAGCCGTTTGCGAAGTTCCCCAATTTCGGCCTCAGTCTGAGGAGCCTGATTTTTGGATGCTGCCAGTTGTTCCTCAAGAGCCTTAATGCGCGAATCCCTGGCTTCGACATCGGCAACTGCCTTGGTCCTGAAAGCGACCCAGCCTTCCTGCGCCTTCTTAGTTAAGCTGGGTGGAGGCTCAGCTTCTCTCCAGGTCTTCTCCTTTGGCTGCTGTTCACGTTGCGTCGTTTCGGTTTTTTGCTGGGGAGTATCAGGAACCGGCGCGGGTTGGTCTGGCGGCGTTTGGGGAACTGAACCGATGGTCTTCGTGAAGGCCTTCCCAAGATCACCAATGAGGTCGGGGCCGGGTTCGACCGGAGCCACGGCAGCTTCTGGATTATATGACGGAGAAACAGATGGAGACTGAACATCGGGATTCACCCCATTTTGTGTGGTTTGTGCGTCTGACGGTCCTGCCGAAATTGTCCTCTCTACCGTTTGTGATAACGGTCCTCTCCCTGTATAGACCATTCCTTCTAAGCCAGTGTCTTCTGCCATAGTGAACTACTCCATTCCCGGAACGTGAATTGGCCGGCGCATCTCTGCCTCGGTCGGCATACGATCATGATCGGTGTCTCCGGCGCTATAATCGGCTTCTACCGTGTCTTTCGGGTCACGCGGCGTCGCCAATAGCTCGATCTCATCCAGGCACACGTGGGCACCATGAAACTGGGCAAGGATTCGCGCGCTCACCAGTGCATCAGCCTCGTGCGGAACGTCATACGGTTTGTAGCGCCGGCGCATAACTGCCATCATGAGCTGGCCGGTTGGGGAACTCAGAAAGGTTCTAAGCTCAATTCTTAACCCCGCCTCATTCCGAAAATCCTCAAAAGTAAACGGCATTTAGTCGTACGGTAATTCTGATTCGGCTTCACCCGCTTGGCCGTTCTGGCCAAACGGTCCCGGTGCTGGTTGCACTGGACTTAGGAGAGCGTTCTGTTGGGCGACCTCGCGTTGCATTGCCTGCCGAGGACTAGTGAAATGAGCAGCGGCTTTTGCCTGCGAGGTCTGGATCTGGCTCGCGGTTTTGAGCGACTGGTTTTGGATTTTAGCGGCTGCCTCGGCGCGAGCAATCTGCATCTCGTTCTGGGCACTCTGCATTTTGATCTGGTCGGAGGTCTGCGCACTTTGCTGCTGCCCCTGGAGCGCCTGCATCTTTTCCCGGCCTTGCTCGACAATGGCGTCGATCTGCCGGAAGACGTTAACCATGGAGCCAAGCCGCGTCTGGAGCGCCTGGAACTGGGAGGCGTGCATCTTGTCCTGGGCGAGGAGTTGCAGGTGCTGGTTGACGTGCGGAGTCATGATCTGGCCGAACATCTGAGTCTTAATCATCGCCGCGATCCCGGACTGTGCCGGAGTCGATTCGTAGAGGGAATTTGCCATGGTGACCATCTGCTCCAATGCTCCGATGTGCGAATCACAGTGAATGGTGTGATTCTGGCCGTCAGCGACCATCGGATGCTGGCCGGCGTGTGCTAAGCCGTTTTCCTGATTTGCTTCCCACTGGTCGTGCGTCGGGAAAGCCTGCTCTGGAAAATAGCGATCCAGATTTTCCGGGCCGGCGATAGCGATTACTTCGTCCCGGACCCAGTTGTAGCGACCACTCTCAGGCAACATCCCGATCAGCGGCATCATCTGTTGGGAACGCATCTGGCGCATCTGCGGACTGCCATAACCGGCCGTGCGCGTAGCTCGGACCATTTCGTAGTTACGCAAAGCGATCATCGGCACGCCCTCGTCATGGCAAGCTTTCTGGAAAGCTTTTGCCTCCTTATCGGGCGTATTTGGATCGCTCGCCCGGATATACATCTGCTCGTAGAGCTGATCCAGATCGAGGAAATGCAGGATCATCTGCCCCTCGGTGATCTGGGTCGTCGTGATGATATCTTGTTGAACCTGAGTTGCCGTCGGTCGTGTCTGCTGAGAGCCGTACCCCACTCCCTTGCGAAATGTGCCGAGATTAGACGAAAGATGCGATGAAAGTTCACGGTCAACGGTTATAGCGTCCGTGAGAAATCCAACAATTCGATTCTGAACAAGGTCGACATCCGGTGGCAAGACGTTGATCGGGCCCAGCTGCATAAGCTGCATTTCGTCACGCGCTTTGCTGGTGGAAGCTTTCAGATTGATTGCTGTGCCCGCGATCCCCATATCGAACAGATGGCACTTGAGCCGATTCGTGCATTCCAAGTGCTGGTACTGCAGGCGCCCCAAGCCGCGGATCGAATGATAATCGCCGTTACCGACGTCGTTGCGGAAAATCGTCAGAACCTGTTCAGTGCAATCGTAGCGGTTCACCTTCTTAAAAAGGAAATCCGGAAGCAGCGCATTTTCGGCCAGGATATAATGGCTGAGCTTGCCCGAGTATTCCTTGATGAAAAGGTGATAGACCATCAGGGCCTCAGAGGCGACGAGGGTCATGTAGATGTCGTTGTTCTTGAAAGCTTCCTGCCACTGTTCCCAGTTTCGACCGTCCCAAGTGAGTCTGCCGCCAAAGATATCTTTGCTCGCGAGCATAACCGCTTGGCGCGTCTGATCGATGTTCCAGCCAACTTCCTCAGAATAATGCGCGTTCTCCGGCATGACCCGGAACCACAGATCCATAGCCTGCATCTCTGTTCGTATGGCGAAATAGGCCCACTCGGACGGAGTTGCCGAGCCGTGTTCGGGAACCAGCAGATCACGATGGCGAAGCGCCTGGAAGCGCCAGTTATACATGTCCGGGAGCAGGACTGGACCGACACCGAATTTTACCAATTCCTGCTGGGCTTTCTGCATTTGGAAGGAGAAATCGCACCACCCTTTTATCAGCCTAGTGAATTCACGGGTTATGACTGAGGAATAAAGGTTTCGATTCGGGCCACCTTCATGCGTGCGAATCTCGGCATACGTTGGAACACTTCCGATCAGGGCGAAGTACGGCGTTTTAACTGCCTGGATGTTGCTGTAGGCCTCCATGAAGTTAAGGTTGGTCCGCCAACCCTGCCCCATCGATTTGAGCTTGACCGGATCGTACGGCTGGTTGCCATCTACCATCCCCTGGACTTTGGCCCGTTCCCGTGCGCGGAGCCGGTCGTTATCGAGCATTTTCAGACAGATCTGGCGCGCGCTGAAGCAGTCCCTGACGCGAGTATCGGGAATCACTAAGCGAGTTTTACCAGTCAACGGATCTTCGGTCTGGATCGAGTCCAGAAGCATTGATTCCCAGCTCATAGTGGTTCTCCGTTCTTCTGTAAGTGTTTCCTAAGCTCAGATTTGAGCTTCTCGAGCCTACGTTTGACATCTTTTCTTGAGACACCCCTCGATATGAAAGCGTGTATGATCCATTGCTCGAATATTCCTGGTGCCCCTGTAAGCCCCTCCGGATCTGGAAGAGATTCGAGTCTAGCCTCTTTAAAAGCTTGCTGCCAATAGTAAGTCCTAGAGAACTCCTCTGAGACTTCCTGGTTATTCGCATCGTTGAATGGCATTTCGCCAGCCTTGATTTGCTGCATCAAGACCTCACTCTTCGTCATCTCGGGCTTCTTCATCTCACAGGTATGCTCAATAAAGGCAGTAGGAGGTAAATCACAATCAATACAAAAATCAGGACCACTATGAAACGGGCAATCTGATTAAACGGCGTCGGCAGCGGCAAATAGCTGAGCGCCCACCATACCAACCAAAAGATTAATCCCAGGACGATAATGACGATCAGAATGTGAATCAAAATTCCTAGGCTCATTGTTTTGTCCTGTATTGAGTGAGTTCTTTCTTGATCCAGCAAAAATCCGGGTAAGGATTTAGATCTGGCGTTCCCTTGTCGATGCTTTCGATCGGCGTCCAAACCTTAACTTGAAGCGAACACTTGCAGACGGCGCACGCTTTAAGAAAAGAGTCAGACGTCGTTTTACGACCGCCAGTGAATCTCGCCGCTAGGTTTTGGAGGTGCTGACAAGCCGCGCATAGACCGCCTACCTGAACGTTATAATAGCATCTGGAACAAATGTCAGCTCTGTAATTTGCCAGGGTTTGGTCGACCGGAGCGAAACCGGTCTTGGCCCAGTCAACAACTGTCTGGGTGCCTTGGACAACCTCCTCCCACCAGATCCTCGAGAACACGTTCCGGACCTCGCCTGGTTTAACCTGCTTACATAATCCGGGTGGCAACATCTGGCAGAGCTGGTCCTCGATCTCGGCCTCCCAAAATGTGCCAAGCGGCAAGTTGTTGGCTTTGCGATGTTCGCTAACATTGACGAACAGGTTGAAATAGTCCGGAGCCCGAATCCAGGTCTGGGTTTCCGCCTGAAAAAAACGGTACCCATCAGGAGGCACGGTGTTTGGCTCGAGTAGCTTTTGCATCAGACTCCGTACGGCGTCGCGTCATTTGAATTTCTGGCCGGAGGGTTTCTGGACGTCTTTTTGGTCAGCTTGAATGTCAGAAATTTCTTGCCGTTTTTATCCACGTGGGTCCATCCGCTGACCCAGTATTTGATCCCTTCCACGTCAGCGTCGCCCTTGGTGTCCGGATCGGTACTTTTCTGTTTCTTGGTGTTCCTGAACAGAATTCCAGAGTTCGTATAATTCCGGGTTTCAGTAGGCATAATCCATTGACCCTTGCGTGGCGTAAGTGCCTTCGCCAGCGACCATGTCGTCGTAATCGGCTTGGGTTTGTTTTCCCCACTGGTCAACTTTGATCAGCGCTGGATTGCCGGCGATCGCGCCGAGGCGCCTTGCCAGTTCTACGCAAAAAGCGACGGCATCGCCGTAATCCGGAGAGCGTCGAAAATGTTTTTTCAGTTCCTTTTTCGTCTCGAGACGAACCTTGTGGGACTGAATGTCCCAGCGTCGTGTGTAAAACTCCCTCAGAGCATCATCGGGAAACCCCCGAAGACATCCGTGGATCGCGAACTCCCGCACTGCAAACCAAAGCTCTGTAACAACGCGATCGTACTCCTCGCCGCAGGACTTCGGGTTGGAATGAGAGATTGGCCGAGCACTAACGGTGCCTGCCTCTTCGATACCGACAACGGGACCCCATTCGCGACGAAAAATGGCAAGCAGTCCCCCGCCCTCGCCCGAGCTACCCATCCCGAACCGGCCCGCGGGAATGTCGAGCGACTCGCATAGGTCAATGCATTGTTGAACGATCTGGTAGTGGATCTCATGGTCATCCTTAATCGATATCCTGAGTTCGACGGGTTTTAGGAATTCTATTTGCCATCGATTGTGCTCGTCTGGTCCCAGTTCGCCGATTTTGAAGGGTTGAAAGACTTTCCGATCCCCGCCCTCGTAGGAAGGATCGAGACATGCGCACATCTCAAATTTCGTGTACCAGTTTGCCGGTTCCCGGCATCGGTTGTTTATGACGATGCGCTCGTCCAATACCGTCCGTTTCAGGGTAACCGGTGGCCAGAACCCGATGGATTGGCTCCAAAACCGCGGATCCTCGTCGGTCTTGTAAAAGTCCAGTGCGGCATCGATGTGTGCCTGGTTGATCAGAAACGGGAACTGTTTCTCGCCATCCGGTTCGGTGATAGCCGGCGACTTGCGTCCGTCGAAAAACACACAGACCCCGTTGCCTTTAGCCACGCCGCCCTGTGTCTCCCATTGCTCATCCCCTTCCGGATCCACCCCCGTCCAGCCTCCTAAAGGCTCGCTGAAGCGTCCGTGAGGATCTTCCCGGCTCTCGGCATTCCCCATCATTAAACACTTAAATTCCGGGTTTTTAGACAGGTTATCGCACGCCTGAAAGAGCGCCTCGCGCACACCGGGTGCTTCGTCGACAATCAGTGCGACTCGGCGATTGTGAAAGCCGATCAGGTTATGAAGCGCCTCCTCGATCGGGCCATCCTCAACAGCGACCCCGAACAATCCGTTCTTTTTGTCACCAACCCGCCAGCGAACCAGATATTCGCTGTAGATCGGGTCCCCCTTTGATCCGGCCTCCGCTGGGATCTTTGCGTGGAGATCCTGCACATAATACCAGAGCCGCCTAGCTAACGCCCCCTTTGTCGTACTGGCTAAAATGACACTGGTCCCTGTCGGATCTTCCATCCAGTATTCCAAGCCAAAAACGCTAGCTGCTAGCGATTTACCGCTGGCGGCCGGCCCGGTCCAGGTAATCCAATTGTACTCGCACCAGCTTTTCAGCATCCGATCCAGCCACGAACTCCAAACCACATCCTGCTGGCTCCAGAGCATTTGAATCGCACGCTTGCGATAGGTGAACTTTTCAGCCGCCGGCAAGTGCA